TATATGGCAGGTAACTCAACAGCGGCTAATCGTGTCGTAAGTAATTATGGTATGGCAACACTAATGAAAGTAGCGACTGATACTTGGATGATTAATGGTACGGGTGTTGCGTAATGAGTGGCATTATGCAAGCCACTATTGGTAGTTGGAAGTCTCTTTCTACTATCCCAACATTAGTGTATAATTTGGATGCGGCTGATTACTCTGCTGTGCCTGTAAATGGTTCTACAGTAGCAGGCGCAGGTGCATTCCCCATTACAGTAGCTAATGCCGGTGGTAGTATCGGATGGTCAGCAACTAACGGTGGAATATTTACTAAATCTAATGCTACTGGTACAGATGTTATGTACGGTGGCCCTAACTATGTCACCGGACAGAGTTATACAGTGTTTATGGCATATCAATTAACAGCAACTTCCGCAGGTAGATTGTTAAACACACAAAGTGAAGCCAGCAAAGACTGGTTGATGGGTGCGTATAACGGAAATCCTAACACATTCTATCCTAACTACGCAGTTAATTTACCTAGTACGGGTGCTGATACTGTTTGGCATTTTGGTTGGGCTACATGGAACACTACGACAAGTCTAGGACAACTATATATCGCAACAAATACCCAACCAGTTGGTGCGGCATATTCAGTAACCAACGCAGGTGGTGGAGGATTCAATCAACTGAGACTGTTTAGTCGTTCAGCCGGTAGTGAAGTACAAAGTGGTAACATAGCATTTATCAAAGTCTACAACGGTGTATTAGCTCTATCAACAATACAATCTCAATACGCTACATACGCAGCAAGATTTGGATATTAAATAATTAAAAGGGATGATGGCATTAGTAATTTTCCTACCAATTGGACACTTTGCGAAAATATCACCTCTGCATGGTAAAATACCGCTAATCTACTACTAATAACCAATCCAAATGAAGCAGAAATTATTCTATTTGATCTACAATAGGAAAAGCCCCTTGCGGGGCTTTGATACCTAAGTAAAAGTTGGTTAAGCTTCTTTGATAGCGTTCAGTACATCGGCAACAGTAGTAGCTGCCTTCTGACCGCGAGCCTTGATAGCTTCAAGGCTAGGCTTAGCTTTTGGTGCTTTGACTTTAACCTCACCCTTACTTGATTCCTTCATACGGTCTTCCAAACAATCAGCGATAGTTGCTTGATCACCGGGAGATTGGAAATCAGCATGAGCAGCCAAATACTTGAGAGCCTCGACTTTGGTCATCTCATTAGGCAATTCTACAAAATCACACCGAGATGCACCACCTTTAGTGAATTACTTGATGCAACGAACCATGTCATCCGTAAACCGAACCTTGGTCGAATCGCCATGAACAGTGATACCTACTACTTTGAAAGTTTGATTAGCCATTTTAGTTTCCTTTACCATTTAGCTAGATTAAAAAAATGCCTTTCAGCACAGTTATAATGATAACACAAACGCAATTATCTGTCATCCGAATTATCAATATTTCTCAAATATATGGGTAACTAAATACCAAAAACATCAGCATCAAGGCACCCATAACACCATACAAAATCATCTCTGAATAAAAACAAAACACAGGATATCGCTCATACAACCAAGTTAAAAATCGTTGGATCATATCACACCAAATTGTAGGGTTTGTTCCAACGACCGATATTGATATCTACATACCAACCCACATCAAAAAAGTCGGTTTGGATATCTGAATTGTCATGGTTGCCATCGTTCATTGCCGGGAGAACTTCCTTCAAAAACTCTAAAGCAAGACCCGTGAAATGATCCTTATACCAATAAGGATTGACTTGAATAGAATCCTTAGCTGGGGTATAAGTTCGGAAACTTGCTAGTTTAGACACGGTCTCATTGAAGTTACCGATAAAGTCAATTGAGCCTCCGGTAACGGTTAGTACCAAAGCCATATGATTGCGAATACTCAACGAACCTTTAAGGTTATATTTTTTAAGTATAGCCTTGACCTTAGGAGCAATCAATGCTTTTTTGTCTTGTCCAATGTAAGCCATTTTCGTTTCCTTTAAGCGGTTGTAAGTTCCAACTCTGCGGCCAAAACACGCAAAGTCAGATCACGATCGGTACAAGTATACCAAACGCCATCTTTCATGATATAAGCATACTCACCACCACACCCATTGAGAAAATATTCGGTAAAGTCTTCCCAATTGGTCAAAGTCTGTACACTATATTCCTCACCACGGTCGCGGTTGTAAAAAGTACATTGAGCATTGAAACCAGACTCATGATCCCCAACATCGGCATTGAAATCATGCTGTTGGCCAATCTCCACGCCCAATGCTGAGATATGTCCCATTGAAACCAATTGGGTAGCTTTGGCAACATCGTTATAGAATCGGTTTAAGATTTCACCGTTATGTGCGAAGTAGCCGTCCCAATTACAGTATACAGCCTTGCAAACATCACCTTCCATCACACCGATAACTGAACGAGTTCCCATTTCCTTTCTCCGTTTCTCTAGTCTATGTGTCTATTATACACCCAGATCCAATTATTGTCAACCTGTCATACCAAGTCAACTTGGATTTGTTTGCCCCGGATAGTCGTACCAAGCCCTATAATGGATTTCATATATTTGCGCTCAGAAACCAACATCTCAAGGGCTTCATAACACAATGAGCGGGCATTGACCGTAGCAAACATCTCGGACATTTGCTTTACCGTCATGTAAAGCCCAACATCATTTTCAGAGCCATCGCCCTTGAAAATCACACGGAATTTTTGAGAGTTTTTGAGACCTTTGATGATAGCTGGTGTACGCATTTTGCACTCCGTTGTTTAACTGTCTAAGATTCTATTATATCGCCAAGACCAATTATTGTCAAATTTTGGCGTAGCGACTCTTGAGGCGCGGGAGAATATAACCCTTGGACTCTACAATTCTCAAGGGAAGCTCACCAGCTGCCAAGCGACCAAAGTACTCCTCAACCGTAAAGTTCTTGGTCAAGAAAGTCAAAAACGAAGCCTTTCCGCCCCGTTTGAACCGGGCAACAAACTTGCCACCATAGCTAACAACCTCGGAACCTGCGAACTCGGTCTTGATAAATGCAGTCATTTTTTGCTCCGTCATCTAACTGTCTAAGATTCTATTATACAGCCAAAACCATTTATTGTCAAATCGGCCGATCAGGCCACATGATAAATAATTCCTTGATTGGTCAAGCACTTAGTGATGCCTTTGGCAGTCCAATCTTGTTCCAACATAGCCAAAGTCTTACGGTCCTTGACCGTACCCTTATGGACCTTGACTCGGATCCATTTCTTACAGTTGGTAATGCTAATATCATCAGCATAATAGACCAACTCTAGGGCCAATTTCACCCGCTCCGCTTTTAGCTTTTGACTATCGGTAAACCGGCTTGCATTGATTGCGCTTTTCATCCTGGCATCTCGGGCTGCGAACCAAGCAAACTTACCAGCGGACATATGTTCGGTTTCTTGCTCTCTCATCAAAATCTCCGATTTTTCAGTCTAAGATTCTATTATACAGCCAAACCCATTTATTGTCAAGCGACAAAATCGAAGGCGTACTCCTCACCAGTGTTACTGAGCCTTACCTTGTTGAACCCATAATCAGTGGTCAATTTATGGTAAATGCTGCGTACACGATCCTCGGAACAGGTTACAAACAGCGTACCATAATTGAACTCGGCTCTTTCATTGGTCTCAAGGATAGGAGCTACTTTATCAAGGACTTCAGTTTCAAATAACATTTTGCTCTCCAACTTTTGAGTAGGTAATCGCATGACCCTTTTCCAAATTTAGGCTCGGATACGGTCAAAAATTTGTTGTTGCAAACGAGCAACTTCCTCACGGTCTACATAAAAGTCGCTGCGAGGATCATAATACTCACCCTCTTTTGGATCATAATACAGAACCTGACCACTAGGATAGTGAAAAGGACCTTCCAAACCCTTACGAGGACCGTACTCTTGATTGTGTTTGAAAACGGTATAAGCCACCTTGCACTCCTGTGAAATCAACTTAAGAATCTATTATATACCCAAGCCGATTATTTGTCAACCTTGCGTTTGGCTCCAACAATGGCTCCCAACCAAATCACAGCCAACCAAGTCCAAATATCGTACGGAATAGCTAATGCAGGGAATAATGTATTCAATGACCAAATAGTAGCTAATGGCCCAAAAGCGATAAGAACAATAAACAACAAGACTAAAATAAAAATTTTCATGTTACGATTCCAAATAAGAACTTTTGTGTTTTGGCTTGCGCCGATACATATCTTTGCGTTTTACCGCTTTAGCTTTAAAGGGGGAATCCTCAGCGAATAGGACAAAATGTGCCCTAGTTTTGGGACGCTCAACCTTGTAAGTAACAATCTCTCGCTTCATCTTACCAAACCCAAAACTCATTCAACATACCCATATATTACACTAAACGGTAATTATTGTCAACCTAAGATCGTAGCTACTTTGGTAACGGATTTGATCGTAAAACTACGCCAACTGCCAACCTCAAGATCATATACAGCAATAGTATCTTCGGATTTCTTCCTCTCTTTTTTGCCTTCAACTACAGGAACAGGAGGAAGTTGCTTGGGATCCAAGGTACACTTCATCACCCGCTCCGTACCATCTTTTTTGGTAAAGGTCACGGTTACTTCAGTAGTATTCAACATACCCTTTAACCAAGTAGAAAATTTATTCCAATCACTATCATTCCAATCTTTTGTTGGCTGATAGGGTTTTTCTAATACATCAATCCGTTCCATTCTGCTCTTCCCATGGTGTAAAAAAGTTTTTCATTTTAGTCTCATCATTCCAACTAATACAATAATCATTATCATCTTTACATAAAGACAATGCCTCTTCTTTAGTAACTACACGATGGCTTACAATCTGTTCACCAACATGATGTTGGCTAAACTCTTTGGCATCACCCATTGTTACAGTATCTAAGGCCCATTCTGTTTTATCTTTACCATATTGATCTGTGCCAATTGGTACTTCTACCATATATCTAGTACGGAATGTATTGATACAATCTACTAGTACCCATTGAGTTTCTTTTTTAGTCAAAGTAAAACTCCCATCTTTATTGTCTTTCCAATTAAGTACATCACCTTCTTTCCAACCTACTTCTTTAATGATCTCATCTGTAAATTCAATATATAATTCACCATCTGGTGATTCTTTTACATCGGCGATATAACTACTCATCTTTATCCTCTTCTTCTTCGTCCTCTTCTTCGTCCTCATCTTCTGGATTATCTTCGGCCCATTGATCTCTATCCTCAGAGATACCAAAATATTCATCAATATCTTCTGGGATTTGTTCCCTTACTTCATCGCCGGTATTAGGGATCTCAAAATACTGATCTTCCCCATCAATATATTGTCCACAAAAATTCATGCCAGACTCGTAATACATAGCATTAACTGTGATGCCATCTTCTTGGGCTGCATTATATGCCTCGATTGGAGGACTCCATGCACTACTAAAAGTGACAGTAATCCAATCTTCACCTTGACCTACAATCTCAGCATCAACTTCCCATTTGGTTCCCCAATTAGCTACACTCCAATCATAATTCCATTCAGAATGCGGAGTAGGTACAAGTACATTAAGTATTTGACCATTTGCATTTTTAAGTTTTTCAATCTGTTCTTTACTACCAGTAAAAGTAGCAACATTATCACACCAATTTGGCATTTTATTTCCTTTAAATTAAATTAAAAAATCATACGAATCACACCAACACTATCAATGGCGACAAGCAAGAGGTAGTTAGCAAGCATACCAAATGAGCGACGAGAATAAGCAGCCCAGGCATAGATAGCACAACCAGTAATCCAAGCAGGGTAAAGAGCCATAAGTGGAGGGTTTGGTACTGTTCCAGCCATCGTAACAGCACACCCAATACTAAGAGCCCAAGCAACGAGCTCCATAATAAACCTAAAACGATAGGATTTGTAATCATCAATAATCCAATGTACTGAATTATTTATAGCCTCGTTCATAATTCTTTGGCAATTGCCAGCTCCAATATATGTTCAATAAATTTATTCAAAGTCATATCACGCTTGTGCGCTTCCAATGCTAATTGAAGCAATTCCTTATCACTTAAATCCAATGGAACAACAACACGGTTATCATATGGTTGATCATTAAACATCGCTTTAGCTTTATCAAGCCAATCTTGCGATACTTCTAAATCTACCCATTCAACATCATCCCAAGCAATCTTATTGTTTATACCTCTTGTCTTAGCCTCTTCTAACAAAGGAGCACGATAGTCAGGATCGATCCAACGATATAGACGGGTAGATTCTTGATTATCGTTCAAACAAACGGTAGCTTCATAAACCAATTGGTTTTTTGAATCAATCACTACTTCAGCACGGGCATAATCAGATTCATAAGAAATGAACCTGGCATTAGGCCCATAACATGCCCATTGGTATTCGGCCCCTTCGACAATTTTATGGTCTAGTGCTACATTTACTTCTGATAGGTGCATAGTTTACTCCTTAGTTTTCACAAGTCTAACATATTGCCAAATTAAATGAAAGTGTTTAGGGTAGGGTTGGTCGCCCGAATCAGTTCCAATTCTCTGACATGGGCTGGACCCTTACCACGAACGGTTTCCAAATGTCCAAAAACAAACGATTCAGGACCATATGTGCGAAGTGACTCGCACAAGCCCCAAGCTTTATCTTCGGCCAAGGCCCGCTGAAGGTGTTTTTGCATCCTGCGAGTCAAGGTACGCTTTACATTACCGTTGAAGGCCAGGGCGGTCAGCCCAATGTAACTGTCGCCTGTAGTGACATTTTGGATAAAGTAGATCAGATGGTTCCGATCTGTCCTGCGCTTCCGTGTTTTCATCATGTATCTATTATAGCAAACTTGGGAATTATTGTCAAACAGAGGGCAAATCGTTGTTTTTTTACAACATCCAAAGTTCCAATAAATATTTTCTATGTATACTGTCATTGTCCCTACGATGTGGCGATTAGCTGCTCAATTCGTTAATTTCTTAGATATACTATCCGATTGTCCATTAGTTGGTGAAATCATAATAATTGACAATGACAACTCAAAAAGACCTATACTAAATAACCCTAAAATAAAACTACATGACTTTAATAGAAATATCTATGTAAATCCAGCTTGGAATTTCGGAGTTAATATAAGTCAATATGAAAAGATATGTATATTAAATGATGATATAACATTTGATGTTAAACTATTTGATATACTTTCTAATAAAATAGAATCCAGATATGGGGTATTTGGATTATATCCTGGTAATAAAAACTTTGGTCAAGAAGAATCTAAATCAAATAAAATAGAAATCATCCCACAAACTAAAATGCGCTGTATGGGATTTGGATGTTTAATGTTTTTAAACAAACATAATTGGTGCAATATACCAAATGAATTACAAATATTTTATGGAGATGATTTTATATTTGACTATAACGAATATATCATAAAGAAACCAAACTTTATAATTAAAAATTTAGATTTCTATACTCCATATAGTGTTACATCTAATGATATAACTATTACTAATGGGTTTATGGAAAGAGAAAAGAAGTATTACAATAGTTTATCGTTTACGAGAAGTTTTTAGTTTTTTTAGATATTCTCTACCGATTAGTTTATTTTCTATTTCAGTCAATGCGGTGATTATTGGACCATTATCTGATTTGATTTTAGGTTGATGACCCGTATTTAATTCTCTTGCCCTAGCCGCAGCGATTAAGACTAAATCATATGCATTTCCCACTGCTTTTGCTGCTAATTGACTGCTGATTCTTGGCATAGTATTTCCTTTGATGTATTTAGACTTTATTGACTTCGACGCCGGATTTGGTTAAAAAGTTTATTCCACTTTCATCTCTATATGGGATATTATACCATAGTTGTTTAATACCTGCACCATAAATGCTTTTAGCGCATTCCAAACAAGGAGCATGAGTTGCAAACATTGCTGCACCATTTCCCCCACTTCCACCTCTTTTTGTTAATTTATCTAGGGCATTGCGTTCAGCATGGAGGACTTCTGGTTTTGTTTTTAAAGTATATGTTGCATTTAATTCTTTAGGTAATTCGGGTGTCCAAGGTGAGATTGAAATTTCATCTTCGCAATTATTATCCCAACCAGCTGGCATACCATTATAACCATAACTTACTACTGAATCATCTTTTACGATTACTGCACCAACTTTCAATCTACGGGCATGACTTAATTGGGCGGTGCGAGTAGCCCAATCCATATAAAGATTGATAAATTTTTGTTTCATATTTTATATGATTATGCCATAACTGGAATATTTTTTAAGGTAGCATTAACTCTACGGACACTATGGCTGATTCCACAATATTGATTACATTTAGACATGACATTTCTTAATTGGTCAGTACCATACCAAAATTTTCTTAGATCACCTTTATCTTTTATTTTAAATCCAGGAAACTTATTTGAAAAGCATAAACGGGCAACTCCATCCATGTCTACCATGATATTTCTATCAAATGAATTACATATTAATTTTTCAGTGCCACGGCCATCCCAACCTTTTGTAGCATCATCATTTTTATATACGCTGCGGTGATACATCTGCACCGTTTCGATCCATTCAGGATCTAAATTTAATTTATATTTCTCATTACAATCATTTAATATTTTAAATAACCCATCATGGTCTCTAATGACATTGTTATCATAAAACTTATCGGCTCGTGGTTGACCTTTATCATCTAATAGAGTACCAAACATTGGCTGCAACCAATTTAGTTTCAACTTATCAGCTTTGAGATCGTTTAATACAAAATCATAAAAATTATCTAAATCTCTATAATTCTGCTCACACATGATCGCCATGGCATATATTGGAGTAGATTTATTTAATAATTTTCTTGCTTCTAATAACAACTTAATAGCATTTACAGCCATGTCAAATGAACCTACAACTCCCCTAGTTGAATCATGTATTTTAGGTATATAGCTGTTTAATGATATAGTGATCTCAGTTGGACCTTCAACTATTAGTTTTTTAGCCATAGATAAATCAGTAACCATTGTACCATTCATGACCGATAAACATTTTAAACCAAGTTGGCGACAGAATCTGGTAATCGGCCAATATCGTTCTGGATTCATCAACGCTTCACCACCACATATTACTACAGTACCATTTGGATTAAGCTCGCTGAATTCTTGGATGATATCGTTGCGTTGTTCTATAGTGATATGCGTAGGTAGGACTACTTCTTCTCTAGTCCAATACATACAAGTTTTACATTTAAGATTACATTGTAGATTGGTATCTAAAAACAAAAATTTAGGTGGATTAGTCATTAAGATATTTATCTAGGTTGAATACCATTTGGTTCATCACCTCTTAATATCCAAGATTTTTCATGTCCAATCTGTATTTGTGGATCACCCCATAGTTCATAACCTAATAGAGAAGTTCTATAGCAAAAGCTAGTATCTTCTGATAGTATAGTTTCAGTGGGTTCTTTACTTGTAATTGGGAATACTATAGGAACGAACCACGGAAATTCAAGTGATTCAATAACTCCTGATTGAACTCCCATGAATCCCATACCACTTGTTAGTAGTTTAATTCTAGGACCATTCACATCAACATCATCTCTTCGTAACCAATGCATACTTCCCTTTTCTTCACCCTTGATACATTGAGCGTATATATTGTTATTATGTTGTATATAGAATCCAGTTACTATTTTATGTTTGGGTTCGCTTATTAGTTTTTCTAAGTCTTTGGGTGTCCAAACGCTATCGCTATCTATCCAAATTAGCCAATCATATTTTATTGTACCATTGAATGGTTTAAAGGTTTTAGGAGGATATCCTTTACCACCTAATAACCAATTACGGCAATTATATATTACAGGGGTATAATTTGTGCTGATGTTATATGCGATACCTTCTTGATATAACCAATTGATTGTATTAGTCCAACATGTTAACCAAGTTCTGCTGAATGACATACCAGGGAAGCAGAATATTAATTTCATAGATTTCCTTTATTGGTGCCCCGTGACAGAATCGAACTGCCGTAGCCGCCGTGTAAAGACGGAGTTTTACCATTAAACTAACGGGGCCAATTTTATTTAATCAGTTGATCGCTCTTGCAATAATTTTAAATTGACTACAAAGTTTTCTACCGTTAATTTTACTACGGTTGCTAGTAAGATTAATTCTCTATATTCTTTATCCGCTTTTGAGTAGTTTTCTAATACATCAGAAGCTATCAATTGATATGCTTCTTTTTCATCTACATTTAGCATACCCCAATCAATTGGGTCGCTTATTTCTATTTGTTCTGCTATATCTACTAACTGATTTAGATCATGTATTGACACTTTATTTCCAATTTGGTCCATGAATCCAAGCTACTAAGCTATATCGTTTACCTCTGGTAAGAGGGGTCACTTTATGCATTATAAAGCTAGGAAAAGCTACTAAAGTCCCCTGTTCTTTAGGAACAGTGTTATATATAGGTCCACCGGTATTGATTTGTAATTCTGATCCTTCGTAATCATTAGGGTTAGATAGTTGGATACTAAAACTTAATTTTCTATAAGGACCCATTTCACTGTCCATATTCATATCTATATGATAGTCGTAATGGTCGTTTAGTTTATCGTATACAGTAAATTGAAGGTCTTCGATAAAATCTAAATCAAAATTCCAATATTTTTTATTTATACCCTCTACTCCATCTACCATGCGACGGTATATCCAATCATAATTTCCATCATTTAACCAACCAACAGAATTTTTCCTTACTTTTTCGTGTAATACACCATCTTGTTCGGCTCCAATTTTACCAGCATTGAGTTGTAATTTAAGACTAGTATCAACGATTCTATTACATTCCTCTATTGTAAAAAAATTAGTTTCAAATATCCAAGAATGGAATACATTAGGTTTTAAAGACCAAGACATATTATTTGTACCTTTTCATTTTACAGAAGGTAAACCTAGTAGGTTTCTAGTATCATATCTACAAGATAGACCCCATTTACCATCCATATCTATATAATGTAGGAATATTTGACGGTGTCTATATCCTTGATAAGGATCTCTCCAATGTGGGAGGATTTCCCCTTTATACACAATAGCATCGCCGTTTTCTAATTCAACTGCAACAGTGCCCTTTTCAGTTTCAAAATAGATCGGCCAATCACATTCACCTTTTTCTAAACAAATAGTAGCTGAATATTCACAACTTTTTCTATCTGTGTGTTTTTCTAAAACCCCACCATTATAGTAAGACCTAACATAAGTATGTGCTTCACATAATTGTTTACCTGTTATCTTTGATAGTATAGGACGCATCAATACCAATAATGATTCAGAATAAAGTGGTCCATACCAAGCAAAACTATTAGGGGTTTGATCGTCACCAAATGGATAGGGATTATCTCTAGTTGGTCGGTTATACGCTAAAGATGCATTTTCAAAAATTTCAGCACTAATCTGAATGTATTTTAATAAATCACCAGATATCGCATTACGAACTACTTCGTAATTATTCTCACTAAACATTGTTGCTCCTGTTATTGCTTATTATTTATAAGCAACAAGTTAAATGAAAATTATTTTATATGACATATTCATAGTTTACTGTTTCTTGATTATCCCTAAAAACCACCGCACCATTCTTTAAATGGAAACGCCTAGCTATTTCTGTTGTTGGACTTAAAGTGATAAATCTATTGATATTTGGTTTATTAGATTTGATATAGTTTACTGTAGTAAGTATTAAATCTCTACCAGCACCAGGCTTATAACTCCATATCGTATAGAATATAGCTACATTTGGTTCATGGTCAACATTGAATAGTTCGGTTTCTGTTCTAGGTATTTGATCTTGATAGCTAACACAGGTAATCGCTTTGACAGAATTATCCTCACCTTTTAAAACAAAAACATCTCTATTGTTTCCAACTCTAATATCATTAGGTATGTTTGGACGAACTGGATCCTCGGTTAACCGATCGAAGAATTCATCCGTGATTGATTTTATCAAATATAGCATAATGCTATTTATAGTAGTATATTATAAATTAAAATTTAGTCCAAGGCTGCCGTTTT